TTTGCTTTGGCAAGTTTCTGCGCCCAGATCATATCATCTAGTTTTACATCTTCATTGTTTGAGATACATTTACAAATAAATTCCAGTCGTAGTCTATATTGCGTAGATAACATTAAAGAATCCGTTCCACCACTGTTATTTAGAGCGACTTTTTCTGCTATTTTTTACAGGCGATTTTTTTTCGGTATTTATGTATTCAATTCAAGAAAATCGTAATCGCTTTTACAGTAAGTGTACCAGCAAACGTTGCGGATGTTACCCCCGCCATAGTAATCTTGTTCACACCAAGAGTAGAAAGAATTTGAACACCGCTTGCCATCTTTGCCGAGAATGATTGCTTGCCTGGTCCTAGTTTTAAGTCCCAACATGCACCTACAACAGGTGGTTTGTCTCCAATAGCAGGAACAATACCAGCAATCTCTTCCGTCTTTGTTCCTCCTGCAAAAAGATAGTGACTGCCAGTGGTCGATAAACCATATCCACCTGTAGTTGACTTTAAGTTGATATTAGAAAGTGCCTGAAGGTTGTAGTGACCCGCCACACCAAGATAATAGTTACCCTTAATAGTACGGTTGATAGTTCCAATACTATTGGTAGCTTCAACTGATCCTGGTTGCGTAGTATTCAGTGTTTTTTCGCCAGCACCATCAGTGTAGTCAGCACTACCAATAGTTTTGTTGTTGAATGATGTATTAAGATTGTAGTCACCCGTGAAGATGCTCATCTTACCGTTACCATCACCAACTTCGATGTTAACTGCTTCTCCTGCTTTAAGTGTTAATGTTTTAAGAGCATTAATAGTGATGTTATCACCTTTTAAGTCACAAGATTCTCCCTGTGCTTCAATAGCAACCTTTCCCTCTGCATAAACAGAATACGCATGAGATTCTTTAGTAGATTCACCTCTACTACTGCTATCAGCAGACCTTGTAGCATCTTTTGGACCTTTAGACTGAATAGAGATTGGTCCTGATACGTTGTGCATTTGTCCTGCACTACTGAATATCAGTTTACCACCACAACCTGCTTGAGAGGGAAGTCCTGTGGTGAATACCATATTACCGGTTTCATCAAAGAACAAAGCACTCTGACCATTGGTAACAGTGTATCCACCAGGAGTGTTGTCATCACCTTCCCAATCCATACAAGTCCAACCATTGGAAACCCAATGCACTGTTGGTTTTACTGCACAAAACTGTTCTGTATCTGCAGTATCCTTCCTTGCTTGAGGTTCTGCAGCACCACCCTCGGCAGCAACACCAGCAGCACCAGCGGATGGTTTAACAGTATCTGTTTTATTGTGTACGTTACTCATTATGGGCAATCAATATATTTACCGGTTCCAATCTTAACAGATCCTACTGTAGTGAGGTCATCAGGATCAAGACACACCATATTCGGTAGAGCAACTGCTCCACTTCCGCCACCACCAATAATTTTTACTTTGGGCGCTTCTGTGTATTTTACAGTTCTGTCAAGGATCTGTATACTAATCACATATCCTCTCGGATCAATAATTGCTTGAGCAATTCCTTCCTCACCATTTATGTATACGGTTGGAGTTTTACTATATCTAATGCCAGGAGCAATCAAAGTAAATGAGTCAATGATACATTCTAGTCCATTAGATTTAGGAGTGTTTACTTTGTACCCAAGTCCTTTTCTAGTAACTCTAATCTCTGATACATATCCTCTAGTATCTAATAGTGCAATAGCAGTTGCACCAAAACCATTTCCAGAACTAATAATAACTTTTGGTGCTTCTAAATAAGAATCGCCAGCATCCTTGACGGGAATACTAATAATACCGCCACTATCATCAGTAATAGGAGGATATACTGTTGGTTTCGTTAACTCAACTCGGACTTCTTCTGTTGATGTACCATCATCAACAACAGCAGTTCCTACAATAGTTGCATCAGTGAACGCATCGTAACCTACTACTTTGAAGTACACCTTCTCGTCAAATTCTTCTTGAAGATCTTCAATAATACCAACTGTAACTTTAGAAGCATTATCTCTGATAACAAATGAACCGGATGTAGAATCTTGAACAATATCATCTGGAGAGATGTCTCCATACAGAATATATTCTAACACCGTGCCATCAGGAATATTTTCTGACGTGATAGTGTAAACAATATCTTCACCTTCATAATATAGTTCTTTGTCTGATACTACAGAAACAGTCTCTGTAGGTACTGTATTTGGATTGTAGAATGGATTGATTAAACCATATGCATCATAAGTAATAGTAACTTGTGCAACAGCATCAGTATCTACATCAGAGGCATCAATGACAGTGAAGAACATTTCTTGATAGGTAGATGTCAACACATCATCCGCAGCAAGTTGTACTGTTATTACACCAATACCAAGAGGGATTTCTACTGGTACAAGATTACCATCATCATCAACAACATCTTCAGTGACAGTTTCAATTTCGTTGATAACAAAATCTCCAGTTAAAGACTCACCAACAATATATTCAGGAACAATAGTATCGCCAGACAATCTATACTTAAGAATAGTACCAATAGGTACGTTAGATGTTCTAACAGTATACGTGATGATATCACTTTCAGTAACAAACGTTGGGTCAGCTACTACAGTGTAATATGGGGTGCCACCAGCATCTCTTGGCAGATCAGGTTCACCATCTTCACCAACTATATCATTAGCGTCATCATCATCAGGAAAAGTACCATCTGGCACCGTGCCAGGTCCGTCAGGGAAGAAGTCATCATCATCATCATCAGGAAACTGCGGAATGATATTAGGATCATTTGAAGGATCGTCTGCTGTTGACGGGAAGAAGTTATCAGGAGTCTCTTCGCCAGGGAATTGATTTCCAGGTGGTTTAGAACCACCGGTAGGAATCTCCGGAGGATTCCAAGTAGGAACACCACCAACAAAAATAACTTTAGTTGGTTCCGGATCCAAATAATCTAAAGATTCCGGACAATCCAAACGCTCTCCGGTATCACCTGCTTCAATATCTTTCANTAGGTTATCAAGGAAATCTTCATCATCATCATCAGTGCCACAATCATTACATTCTTTTGTGCTACCAGAACACTTTGAACTCGGTCCACTGCAGTTGATGCCGAGGAAAGACATTACCTTTTGGATTGCTGATGATACTAGGTCAACAGAACCCCCAATAAGAGATAAAATTTGTTGTATAGGTCCCAGAACTTGTGCTATCAATCCATCAATCAACGACAGGATCTGATTAAGAATACCATCAATCATATTCTTGATCGCACATGCTGCTGGAGAGAAAATCTCCATAATAAAATCAAACAGCAAGTCAGTCAACCAACTTACCAACTTATCAATTAAATCTTCAATAGCACAACCTAATGCTTGTAAGATTTGATCAAGTACTTTCTTGATTCTTTTTAAGACATTACCTTTAGGTCTAACGGTATCAAAATCTGATTTTGGATCTACAGGTACTTTTTCTTTCTGCTCTTCTGGTACGTTGAGACCCAGTGCTGCTTTAACTAAAAATTCAATACCTTCACGAATTTTTCTAATGATTTCTGACTGAATCCTACCGACAAGACTTCTTACAAGTCTTGTAACTCTACCAATATGATAACGAGCAATCGCTACTTTATCATACAAGAATCCATTTACTTTACTGACATAAAAACTTCCAAGTTGACCACCAGATGCCTGGTTTGCTGCCAACATATCACCCACGATGTTAGTCAGTTGCTTGCCGAAGTTACTCTCCGTACCGCAAGTAGGGTTAGCAAGGGTAACACAAGTCTTCATTCCAATAGGGTTTGCTTCACTGTGCTTACCACGTAATGCAGCGATGATAGCGGGAGCACCATCCTCTAGATTAGCACGAGCAGCATCAGGTTCACCACCATCTGTATTACCACCAGTTTCTTCGTCTACACCACCTTGTCTATCTTGTGAACGATGTGCCTGTGATTTAGTTTTTGGATCTGTATAGGTAACTAATCCTTTACCTTCACCAGAGTCTTGTGGTTCATCAAGTTTTACTTCAGTCGCACCAGCAGTGTGACCAATCGATCCCATAATGATTGGCTTTTGCTTATCATTATCAAGGAAGAATCCAGTTACCCAGTTACCTGCACGTAGTTCTACGGTCGCACCCGTAACGCCACCGTCACTAAATGGTGTCGTAACTGGTAACATTACTTGTGCCCAAGGCAAATCCTTGGTAGGAGTAGCGTCCTTTAGGTTATGTCCTATAATTCTAACACGATACCTTCCAGACTCTTTTGGGTCATCAGTATTAGATGTTTCAACCTGACCAATCCACCAATGAAATCCATCTTCACCAACCTGATGAGTCTGCATTAATGATGATAATACGGGATCCATATCAAACAGCAGTTACGTATTATTTATTAGGCAGTTTCTGCCTTTGAATCTTCATCTCTTCGACCATAAGAATCACGAATCAACGTAAGATGGGTATTACCTTTAATATTCTTGAAATCATAAGCGTGATTCAGTTTAGAAATCAGATACACACCACTATGTTCTGGATCATATGGTTCTTCTTTTCTGTCAGGTGTGGCAATCATATTAGGAATAAAAATCTCAACTGTTTGTCCTACCTTGAGTTCAGGATGCAATGGAATAGTAATCTTTGCTTCTTGATTATTAATACTATTCATCCGAGAAATAGACTGGGAAATATAACTCTTCTGCCAGTCAGGGAACTCGGCAGCATTACTACCACCATCTTTTTTCTCTGGAGATGCGATTTCTTTTTCATTAAACCAAGTTTCATGATCAATCAATGCTGACATGATTCTTGTTGGTTTAGATGCTAAATCAGATTGACCTTTCAACAAACCAGATTGAGAACCAAGATGACTCTGATCTTTAAACGAATCTTTTAATGAAAATGCAAACTCTTCATAAGAACCTGTGCTGTAGTTATAGAAACATACTACGGAAGAGAATGTTCCCATTCTCAACTTGGTGAGCATATCAATCTCTTGTTTAAAATCAATAGATAAAATCTTATTTAATTTAGATTGTCCAAGTTCATTATTCTCTTGATAGAGTTGTATAACTGGAGGATTTTTCTCAAGAGAGTTTAATCTATCAATAGAGTTAAAATTATATCCATCATAGTTCTCATAGAATAAGTATCCGGCACTGCCACTCATCTTACCGTAAGAACCAGAGTTTATGTCAGCAACACCACCTTGTCCATCCGTTCCACCACCAGCACCACCGCCTGATGCAGTACTACTATTATTTGCATCTTGTGCTACTGTTTTTTGTAACAGTCCGTTAATGATTGAAAAAGGAGTCTTCTTTCCTGGATGAAATCTAACTTTAAATAGTGTCGGATCTGTCTTAATTTCTTTCTCTGTAGATAAGTTTTCTTTCAACAAACTACTAACAATAGCATCAGGTTTACCTGTCAATAGTTTAGGTAATCTGATTGTCTCGTTAATCAATGCCTCTTTAGATATCATACCAAGTTTGTATACTTGTACTCTATCCGCACTGAATCTATCAAAGACTCGATACACCTTAAAGTTATATACAATCTCTTCTTCATCTTGTCCTTCAAGAATGATCTCGATATCTTCATACCCCTGAATAGGAAGACTTGCAATCAGGTTTCCACCAGAGTCAGAAATAACAGCAATAGCCTCAAGAGTAGGCATTGTGATATTCTCAAAGTAATAAAAGTTCTGCACTAAATCGGTGATGACTTTCTCATCACCACTGACAGAAGTAATAGTTACTTTCTTTGGTTTAAAACTGGAAGCATATTGTAAATCTTCTTGTGCCATATTATCCTACTAGTGGTGATGCAAACATGGATGTTAAATCATTAGTGTGACCCTCTTTAACAACAGTTTGTTCTGGTGTTGGAGGTTTATCCGTGCCTGCAGATTGTTGCTGCCCCGCAGAAGTATTTAACATAGCAACTTGAGTTGCACCCGACCCACCAGTATTTTTATCTGGTTTCTGTAGTGCTGCTTGTGTCTGACCAGGTGTTTCTGATGAAGTTGGAGAACTAATTCCTGATCGTTTTTTACCTTCTTTAATAAAAGATTTAACTACAGCAGCATTTTTACCATTGCTTGTATCAATAGGCATCTTATGGTAAAACAACGCAAAACCTTTAGTAGTTTTATATGCATTATGCATTTTGCCATTATGCATAAAGTGTATTCTATCTCCTGTCTTTGCTCCGAAGTTCTGGGTAATTAATTGTGAATCTGTAGGTATCATAGATTCCGGAGAATCTGTAGAATCTATGATACCGTCTTCTGTACTTGATGGGGGAGTTTGACTCATCCTACTAACAGTTTCATACCAGTCTCTACTTCTTTGTAATGGAACACTTTTGCTATAAACAAAGTATTCATCTTTAAATAGTTGTCTTACCTTATCTTTTTCTGCATCGGTGAGGTTTGGTTTCTTAAGTAAATCTAACAGTTCTGTATGACCTCTGGCAGCAATTTCTTTTACCATAGCAGCAGCATTTGCACGAAGACCTTCGTCTCCACTACCAGCAAGTCCTGCTACTGTTGGATCAATCCCCCTTGCTTTTAACTCATCCAACAATACTTTTTCCCGACCGCCTTGCCAACTAACAGCACCATATGCAGTCTTGCCGCCATCATCATGAGTACCAAGAATAAGAGATCTACTTAAACTATTCTCTCGTCCTATTTCTGCCAAGGCAAGTTTTGCACCTTCTTCAGATAATCCTTGTTTTTCAAACTCTGCTCCCATCACATCGGCCACTTCCTTTTGAGAGGCACTACCACCACTGCCGCCACCACCAGTAGTAGATCCACCGCCACCGCCACCGCCGCCGCCACCACCACCGGCACCAGAAACTTTCTTCAACTTTTCAAATAAGTTACTAAAGAATCCTTTTTTCTTATCATCTTTCTTTTTAATATCAGAATCGCCCTTACTACTCTTTTGTCCTGTTACTTTATTAGCAAGACTATTAGGCAACCCAAATACATCAGCGATAGGTCTTGCTACCTTGGCAATTTCACCCGCAAAAGAATCACTCTCTGGTCCCAGTTGATTCATTAGGTTGGTAACAGATGATAGTACTGTACCACCAGCAACCATCATAGGCAGTGACATTGCATCCATTAATGGTTGTGCCATAGCATCAGAACCACTACTAGATTTCGATGCCATACCAAGATTTAAATCAGTAAATCCTACCTTACTACCAAGGTTAGATGTTCCCTGCTCAAATGATTGCTTTTTAGGTGCCACAGCAGGAGATTTTATAGCAGGAGTTTCCGGTACAGGTCGTACCTTACCATCCATCGCACTTGGTTCGCCTTGAGTATAGTTATTATCTAATGGAATAACCATCTCATCGCCATGTAACTTGGCAAGATAACCACTATCAGGACCAGAAATAATACCGCCAGTCTCTGCTTCTGGCGGTTTGTTGGGGTCGTCAGCAGCAGGTTCTTGACTAGGTGTATCTGCTATATTATCTGTATCTAAATCTGATTCTTCACCTTCATCTTCAGGAGTCGAGAGATCATCAAAGTCACTACTATCAGCAGCATTTTTAACTGCTGCTCCACCACTCATTTTTTGAGCACCTTGTTTATCATCAGCAGTTTTCTTTTGTAACTCTGTCTGTGCATTAATAGCAGCAGCAATAGCATCTAACTTTGCTTCAATAGTATCAGTTCTTTCACTCAATTGAGCAATAACATCAGTCTTGATTGCCTGTACGTCACTAGCAATATTCTTTGTCTCGCCAAGTGTATTATTGATAGACTGTGCAGTCTGTTCAAGTGATGATGCAATGGCACTTACTGCAGTAAGAATATCTTCTCGTGATACTCTACTCTTACCAGTTCCTGATGCTGATGATGCAGTTTCTTCTGCCGTATCAGGTATCATCTCTTCGGATGATTCTACCTTTTCAGGAGCTCTCTTGGCACTTACAAATGCATAGTTATCAAACTGTTCTCGAAATCTTTCAACTTCAGACAGTTTCTTTATCTCTTTACCGTCAGCGCCTCTATTGTCTACAAAGTTCCAGAACTGTGCCTTGGGATTCTTCAGCAGTTTGACACGATCAACTGTCTGTTGAATGTCTTGCTTCTTACCACTGATGTATGATCCACCGAACTTACTCTTCAGTGCTGCCTTGAAAAAGAATCCTTTTTCTACACCAAGTTCATCTAAACTATCATATCCTGCTTTCTTTGCCTTTTCTTCTGCTGCTTCTCTCTCTTGTCTGGCAAATTTACGCGCAGCAATAACCTTGGAGATCATTGCCCCCATGTGGTCCTTTCCTGGTTGAGAAGTGTCGTTAAAGCCTTCTGTTCCTGCTGCCATTAGTTATGCCTCTATGCCTTTATTTATTTTCAAGCAAATAGTTTTTGCATCAGTAAAGTTTTTGATGCTGATGTAGTAGGTTTTCTTGTTACTATAGTACCACCACCCATAGGCATCGGTGCCATAGGTGGTGTATTATTTACCACAATAATCTGTTGTCCCATCCCACCCTCTTCATCATCATACATAAGAACTTCAGGAGCATATGCTCTAGTTGCAGCAATCAACTCATCAGTCGAAGTTGATGCGTTATACGCATCAAGCAGATCAGACACTGGTTTAAAAGAAGCAACCAGGTTTTTCATAACCTTTTCTTTTCCTCTATCACCAACAATAATCTCTGTTGGTACTGATGGAGTATCACCACCTTCACCATACATTTTGGTTCTTTCTTGTGGTGCTTGCTTACCATTTTCATCATACAGTCCATGTGCTACAAATGCATTTGAACCAGAAACTTTGGCAGTTACACCAAAACCTCCAGTACGATACTTAAGACCTTCAGTTTTTAATGGGAAAGGAACTTTTGCTCCAGGGTAGTATGCACCACCAATCTGCAAGTCAATACCACCTTGTGACCCACGACCAGAACTATGTACCTCCTGTCCTCGTTTTACTTTCTCTTTGATAATCGCTGGGGTATCAGATTCTTTAACAGTGTACCCCAATCTACCAATGTAGATACTCTTTTTACCTTGGAAATGCTTAACTACTTTTTCTGCTACTGCTCTTGCATCAGCATTACCAGCTGAAGAGGTAATATTTCCATCTTGATAACTACCAGGACCAATATGATAATGTATGCCACCAGACGCTCCAGAGTTGCCCTGAATAAACTTACCATTTCCTCCAAATTTACCACCATTACCATCATCATCATTAACGTCAACTTCGGGTGGCATTCTTATGCCAAATAACTTTAGCATACCACCAAAGAATCCGGTCACCCCACCCTTCATTTTATCGAGCATTTTTTCTTCTACTGTTCCACCTTCGGGTCCAAACTCATCAGGGTCTTCATTATTTTCTTCTTCTGATTTTTTCTTTACATTTTTTATCGTGGTATCAATACCAGCAAATGATCCACCAACATTTGTCTGTGCGAGTGTTGTAGGCACATCAAAGAACTTTGTCAATGCGTTAGCAGATTGCTTAAACATAGGAGCAACTAAAGATGCTGCTGGTCCTGCTTGTGTCAAGAAGTTAGCAGATGCTCCAATCAATGCTCCACCAACAGGACTCAATAAGTTAGTATCTGCGACATCTTTAGGAATAATTGCTTCAGTACCATGCAACATCGCCAGTCCAGGTTTAGTTAATCCGCCTTGCTCAAACTCTCTATCAGTAACTGCATTAAAGATATCATATATTAACAGTGCTGTATCTGCTACAGCAGAAGTTGCCTCAAATGCAGCAGGAGCAGCAACGCCAACACCACTTAATGCAGCAGGAGCTGTCACAACAGCACCAGTGCCAGACGCAGCACCAAGACCTGCTAACCAAGCACCTACTTTATCACCTTTTTTTGTACGATCTACAGCGTCAGCAGCACTAATAGCAATACCAGCAGCAGGAATCATCCTACCACCATATTTACCAGTAGCAACACCAACTTTGGCACCAATTCTGGCACCCTTGCTTGCCATAAATTTACCTACATTATCAACTAAACCTTTACCACTGTTTAAGGCACGTTGACCAAGATTTTTGCCACCTTTTAATAAGTCATCACCTTTGCCTTTTAAAAAATTGGCTTTTGATGATATTTGACCTTTTATACCGGATAGAAGTTTTTTTGCGCCAGTTTTTGCGCCAGTAATAGCATCACCAAGTTTTCCTTTTGCTTGCCCTATTTTGGCACCAATTTCAGATTTCTTGCGATTGATAGCATCGCCAAATCTATCTTTTTGATTACCTAAAAAGTCACCCGCTCTTTTTTTCTGACTATTTAAAAAGTTACCTGCTCTACGCTTAAGATTTTTCGGTCCAAACTTCATCCTTAATAGACGAAGACGAGACCTTAACCATTTTGGAGCAAACTTTTTCCATAACCATTTGGCAATTCTACCAACATATTTTGATAATCCTCCTTCCTCTTTACCTTTTTTACCTTTTTTACCACCTATACCCTCTGTTCCTGCAGCATCAAGAACATCGTCTTGTTCATCAATAGCAGCAGCAGTTTCTGCATCATCAAGTTCTTTTTTCTTTAATGCGGTCTGTGCTTCAAATGCTTCCAGAATACCATCAAATCTATCATTAAGACCATCATGACTGGTCTCAATCTGATTAAGATTGCTTACAGTGGTCCCTAACGCAGCACCAATAAGAGCATTCTGCTTTTTCAGTTCATTGTCAATACTACCAAGTTGTCCTTGGATTTTTTGTAATGATCCGACAAGTGTTGATAAAATCTTGGTGTTTGATACCCCAGTAGATTTCTTTGTCTTTTGATAATCTGTTCCTTGTTGTTGATTTACTGCATCGATAAATGATTGCGGTAAAATATCGGTAATGTCTGATATATCGCCAGTTTCTTCCGATACATCTGCTTCTTCTATTACTTCGTCTACTACCTCAACTGCTTCTTCAATGTTCTCTTTTACTTCTTCTTCTGCTTCCTCTACAATCTCTTCTGCTTCTTCTTCTACTACCTCTTCTTTCTGTTCTTCTTCATCATCAGGAGCAGCAACAGATGTATCAGTAAATCCTTCTGTACCAGCTGTTTTTAAATATCTCTCAACAATCCATTCTTGATATCTTCTCTGATCCTCACCACTGGTACTACCAGTCTCAAGCATAGGATATCCATCGATATCCGTCTTCATATTCTTAATAATTATATCAGCATCTTTATCGGAGAGTTTCTTCTCCAACATAGAAAAATAACTGGTGCCACTATCATCCGTGCCGCCAGTTAACTTTGCTTTTAATCTATCAAAGATGCGATCCTTCTGTCCGCCACCAGGCACACCTTTCCTATACCATCTTACGATATCTTTTGGTGCTGGGGTGTTGAAGTTCATCTACGAGTCTTTGCTTCCTCTGCTTTTTTCTTTTCCTCTTGAATATGTTGAATTAGAAGAGCAGTATAAACTTCTCTTTCCCACGGTATGAGGTGTTCAATCTCCGTCAAAGAGTATTTATGGTACTGCATCAAAGCAAAGTTAGTCTTGTAATAGCCCTCCAAACTATTCTGGAAGACTGCTATGCGAAAAAACTTTGCAATCCCTCAATAGTATACTCACATTCATTACCAGTGTTAGGATTGGTCACACTAAATGTGTGTGTCAAGCGAGGCATAGTCTCATAGAACTTTTGAATTTCTTCAAACTGTCTGCTAGTCAACCCCTCAACAAACTCACGAAACTCTTTCTTTGTGGTAGTTGTAGAATCATATACATCTTCACCATCAAAAATTTGCTCAATATGTTCAGCAATAAAGTTGAAAATATGCTCTGGATCTAAATCTTTGTTGAGAAACTGCGATTCAATAAATCTATCCATACTTGGATAATTGAGCATAATCCCCATATCGTCTGTAAGCATAATCTTTCTACTATGCTCATCATCTTTCTTCACTTCAACCTCATCAATATTGATTGATGCTTTTGCTTGAGTTTCGTTATCATCATTACAAGTTACCGTCATCTCGATAACTTCACCGACAGCAGCAGCACGAATCTTAAGAAATAGGTACTCCAGATCGAATGATGGTAGTTGATCAACTTTTACTCTAGATAATACACATGCTCGCAGTGTGTTCTTTACAGCAGTAATTACTTCTTTTTCATTATCAGATTCTAATGCTAAAAGTAGTACTTTTTCTTCTTTAACGAGAAATGGTCTATATTTTACAGTTTTCCCGGTAGAAGGCAACGTAAGTTCATACGTAGGTACGCCAAGTTTTGGTAATGCCATTGATATGTGAGTTCAAATCGTATATTTATTTAGTTCGACTTTTTGAGTCAATTTTTGGTGGCGATTTTTTTTCGACTTTTTTGTAACTGAAAAGTCAAATTTGCCTCATTTACTATACCCTACTGTGTACAACAGTATGTTTTTGATAGTAGAAGTTAGCGGTTACCTTCGTGATCTGGGAAGTACCATAAGATAAAGGAATAGAATCAATAGAATAAGGATAAATATTCTCCATAATATAGGATACTGCTGATCTCTCATTAGGAGCACCAGCTCCCTTTTCAGTCTTACTAATTCTCAACTTACACATATACTCTACGGGATAGTTCAATCTAATCGCCCTATTAAACTCATTTGGAGTTGCTTGCTTGATATTTTTCAATCCTGCAGCAGATGGTTTAGGACCATCTTGAGAAGAATTGTTTCCATTGAAAATAAAAGAGTGCCATGTATTAAGAAATTTGAGTGGTATCATTTCAGCATCACACATCCATGTGAGTGACAAATCACTGTAAAATCTGGCATATGGATAACTAATCTGACTTTCTCCCATAACTCTACCACTCAACTGTCCTACGGCTGCCTGTACATTAGGAAGTTGTGCTTCATCACAAAGCATCTGAACTAATCCCGCCGCTTTGGTTTCATCTCCAGTTCCACCTGCGCCAATGAAATCTCCAAGATTATTTGATAATCGCGTTGAGAAATCATAGAACTCAACATCATATCCATTGGAGAAAGACATTCCCCCACGTTTAGCAATAGCCTGTATGAAAGTATCTAATGACACGCTAAATAAAAATAGTTGGTCCATCTATATTTAGCATGGCATATTCAGGCATTTATAAGCCAACTAACCCACGGAAGTACAAAGGAAATCCAACCAGAATAATTTACCGCTCGCTATGGGAGCGTAAATTTATGTTCTTCTGTGATCATAATGGTAGCATCATCGAGTGGGGTAGTGAGGAAATAATCATTCCTTATAAGTGTCCTACTGACGGAAGAGTACATAGATATTATCCAGACTTTTACATCAAAGTAAAAGACAGGAGTGGTAAATATCAAAAGTATATTATTGAAGTGAAACCTAAAAAGCAAACACAACCACCTAATGAAAAACCCAAACGCAAAACTGTCGCTTGGAAAAAAGAAGTCTTTACATTTATGAAGAACCGTGCCAAATGGGACGCTGCTGAAGACTTTTGTGAGGATAGACAGATGAAATTTTTAATCCTTACCGAAGATCATTTAGGAGTAGGAAGATCTAATGGCAAAAACAAAAAGTAAAGGGTTCGGAGGAACTTCTAATACATATAAAACTATCTTTGAAAAAGTTAGTGATGCAACGAATGGAGAAAAAAAATCCGTGTCCTGGTATAGGGACAAGGTAAAGTCACTTTCATCTACATATAAAACAGAACCACCAAGAGTATTAGAAATCGAAAAACGTGATCGATATGATACTCAACAAGATGAAAATATTTTACGGACCACAGTAAGAGATGGTCACTTATATTTGTTTGAGTACGAAGCAAAAACAAAGAGTCTACCATACTACGATAAGTTTCCATTAGTCTATGTAATAAAAGACTTTGGCAATGAATTTTATGGTGCTAATTTACATTACTTAAGACCCAAAGCAAGAGTTAAAGTAATTCAGAAACTAGAACGTGGATTCATTGACCTACCCAAGATAATCATACATAAATATATAAAGACACATTGTAAAAGTCCTTTCTTGGATCTTGCTATAGATGAGTGGGAGACATCTATCTTCTTACCTGTTGAAGACTTCGTTATTACAAAAGGATCCGGTAACATTGCATACGATAAAGAATCTGTATGGGATGAAATTTCTAAAAAAGATCAGGATCGTATCAAAGCAAAACGTATCATCAAAGGTTATGGTAAACAATCAGATAAGGAGATGGTGACGTAATGGCATTAGGAACGTGGGATCCAGATAATAAAAAGAACGCCGAGCTTCAAAAAGAATTTAATAATACGCCAGAGGGTAAAAAACTTCTACAGGAAGAAGCAGATAGGCAAGAAAAAGCGGGGAATGTTATAAAAGTTAAACCCTCTAGTTTTGGTGCAATAAATACGTCGAAAATAGCACAAGGTACTACCTATAGATATCCAAATGGTGGAGCACAAATAACATCTGACACTGACTACGTTACATTTGAATTCTTTAAATATAAACCACCGTTTCAAACTGGAGGTGCGGGAGGTAACGCAGAGGAATATTCAGACTCTATAGATTTTAGTGACAGCAGTAATGTTTTAGGAGACAAATCTGGCAAGAATATTATAATGTATATGCCAGAAGATGTTCAGTCAGAATACGGTGCAAACTGGTCTGGTGCTGGTTTTGGGTTTCTTGCTGGTCGTTTAATGAAAATAGCAGGCGGAGACTTCAATATAGGAGACGCTTTTACCGACTTTAGCGACTCTGCTAGAAAAGGAGCAGCAGACTTCATCGTAAATAATGCTAACAAGGCATTAGGTTCTGGAGTGACTCTCAACCAAGCATTAGGAGGAATTGGTGGTACGATTGTGAATCCTAATGTAGAAATGATGTATCAAGCTCCAGAGATGAGAACATTCTCATTGACTTATAAAATGTTTGCGTCTAGTCCGGGGGAATCAGCAGAAATTCGTGCTATTTGCAACACCTTTAAAAAGAATATGCTTCCATCATTTGGGGGTGGTGCTTTTATTAATGTCCCAAATGTAGTACGGGTAACTTTTATGACAGGTGATTCAGTAAATCCATATGTATCACAGTTTAAACCTTGTGCTATCAGTAATGTATCGATTAACTATACACCTGATGGTTCATGGGCATCATATGACGGGGGAGCACCAGTTGCTACTAACATAACAATCAACTTTAAAGAGTTGAAGATGCTGTTTGCAGAAGATATCACTATTGGAGCAGCGTCTTTCTAATGTACTTTAATCTCATTCCTAACATAGAATACGATACTAAACCTATCGGATATCCTTTTACAAGTTCAGACTTTGTAACTGCAAAGAATTTCTTCAGAAGATATGAAATAGTTCCGGAGATGTTTAGTTCTTCTGTTTACTACAACAAGTATGCAGTAGAAGATGGAGAAACTCCAGCAACTATCGCTAATGCTATTTACGACACACCATTCTACGACTGGGTTGTGATACTTACCAACAATATTATTAATCCACTATTTGACTGGCCGATATCATCTTATGCTCTGCAAAAGTACTGCGAAAAGAAGTATGAGAATCCTTATGCTCCACTATATTACAAGACCAGAGAAGTAAAAACTAATCAATCATTAACTGGTGATGCTACGCCCAGAAAAGTACCTGTTATTGTGTTGGAAGCGGGTTTAAAAGTAGATGAATCTTTTTATAATAAATCTTTCAACTATTGGGATGGAACTAATACTGTAACCGTTCCTGGTTCATCAATATCATATCCAGTGAGTGCGTTTGATCATGAAGAAGATTTAAATAATAGTCACAGAGAAATCTACTTATTAAAATCAAGATACCTTACACAGTTTGTATCTGAATTTAGAAAAGAAAATAACTATAAACAATCATCAGATTTTATTTCAAAACGTCTGAAGAAAACAGGGGTATAAAAAAAGGGGGTCATAGACCCCCTTCGCTGTATCATTCTTCAGCAAGTTTTTGGAAGTAAGATAGAGCATCGTCATCATCAGTAGATGATGCGGTGATATCTGGTGAGTTGAAATCATTACTACCAATAGTAGTGGTAGCAACTGGTTCAAACTCTTCTTCCTGTTGTTCTTGTGCTACTGCACGAGGAGTCGAAAGACCAAGCACAGCATTCAAACGGTTCTCAATAGCTCCATACTCTTTGAACTCGCTAGAAGCAGTGAATGCTTCCAGACTGTATGCTTGCTTCCACAATGATTCCATCTCGTCATCATCAGTAGAGAGTGCAGCAGGTGCAGTGAACTCCGAAGCATCATAGTTCCAGTAACCAGCAATGGTACGGATCTTCAGCTTGAAGTTAGCACCTTCCCAAAAGTCAAATACATTTACAGGAGATTCGTCTTGGAATTCAGGTTGCATAGCACCGATGATCTTATCATGGATCTTCTTGCCATACTTATAAAGAAATACTTTACCTTCATTTTCAGGGTGCTTGGGGTCACTCACAACCAGAACGTTGGAATAGTATTCCAGTTTACGCTTCTGTTTACGAGCAACATCTTTGTCACTCTCAACCCCACTGTTCCACAACTTGTTATTGTGAGCACAGACGGGACACTGATCACCATTAGTAGTGAGACAGTTTTCAATCAACCAACCGCCTGGTCCTTGGAAGGCGTGACGGTATAGTTTNGCCCAGGGAAGGGTTTCCCCTTCAGGAGCGGGAAGGAAACGCAATACTGCATAACCGTTACCGCTAGCGTCAAGTTCGGGCTTCCAGAGACGTTCATCGGCACCACCAGAGGCAGTGCTGGATTTAGTGAGTTCCTTTTGAAGGAAGTCAAAGTTGGTCTGGGACTTACGCTTTAGATCTGCAAAAGACATTGGATTTTTCGGATTTGGATTTGGTTTGTGCGACCCCTCGATCACGTTGTTATTATAGCACAGGCAGAAGGCAGGGTCAAGACCCTTCTGCCTCTAATGTTTTCTTCATCATCTCAACTTTGCTGATGAGATCATCAAAGATCACGTTCGCGTCCTCATGTTCGCTGGCACCATACATCATAGCAGCCTGCTTAATGCTGTCTGCCATGTCTTGTGCCTCTTGGTTATCTGGTCCACTCAACTTGAGTCGGGCGTAGAAAACCTTCTGCTTTTCGATCATCTCTTGGAGCACGTTGAAGTATTCCATCTTCTTTTCAGGAGACAGTGCAGGGAATACCACCATCGATTTCATGCAATACTCTTGCAGTTTTGCAAGTTCTTGTAGGTCTCCCTGGACCATTTCAGATGTAAAGAAGTCACTCATACCAACAATAGTTTAGCTCTACTAGTTTTCTTGATGTAGTTTAGTTTTTGTGCGTCGTACTTTAACTTTTCTTTTAGAGGTTTGCTAATCAGTTTAGATACTGATTCTATTTCAATCTCATTTGTTTCACAGTAATGAACAATCGCATCAATATAATTCATATTGTTTTCGTATGCAATTTTTTCAACATCCTGCGAGAATTTCGCAGTTGTCATAAATTTATCCTCCAGTTTTTCTAGCATGTTTTTCTTGGTACTCCTTGATATATGCTTGCAATGATAAAAGATATTCTTTTTTTGGTGGAACAACACTTACTTGAGTGTCACCATTCTCACAAGCAACAATCGTCACTAATTTCTTTACAGTCAACCCGTACACTTCACGCAACATACATGCGTATCCACATTCTTGCACGTAGTAATCGTAAAGATATCGTTCTCTTTTTGGTTCTGCTGCTGTCTTAAAGTCGATGATAGCCAGTTCCCCTTTATACTCTGCAATGCAGTCCACTCGTCCTGCAATTTGTAAATAATCAGAGTATAACGCTGCCTCTTGTAAGTATACCCTATTTATATTATCTAGTTCTTTACGAGAAGAGTGGAACATTGTCCACGGCAGTGGCATATCTTTGTACTTTTTTGTATCAAGTTCGTTGTTGATGTAGTCTTCAACGAGTTTATGATATCGTGTACCTCTACCAGCAGCACGAGAAGTCTTTGCTTGTGCTGCTTCTTTACCGACTCTTGCTCTCCACTTGGCAAGACCTGCTTGCTTTGCAGAATTGTTACTGATCACAGTAGTGATTGATGGGTACTGCCCACCGGTTGGGGTAAGGTAGTAACGTTTACCATCAATCATCTCTGCGTTCATTTCAATCGGTATGATACCATCTACATGATTAAAGATATGCATCACAGACCCAGGTTAAGTTTACTAATCAAGTAAGACTTAACGAGACCCGAACGAACAATATCTTCAATACCATACTCAACCATAGAGAACTCTTTCATGTTCTCAAGGATTTTTTGGAAGTCAATGATACCTGTACGCTCATTAGATTTCTGCAAGTCAGACTGTCTTGCATCACCACAGAACATGATCTTTGTATCTTGACCACAACGTGTCATGATTGAATCAAGTTCGTGGAAGTTGAGGTTCTGACACTCATCGATAATAACAATAGCATTATCAAGTGTAGTACCGCGCAAGAATGATGTGGACCAGAACGATACTGTCTCTTGTGCTTTCAGATTCTCATACAACATCTCGAATGATGCATCATCAGGCATCTCGAACATGTATTTTACCATATTCTTGTATGGAATCTGGTAAAGAGATGCTTTATCTTCATGTGTACCAGGAAGAAAACCAATCTCCCTTGTAGCAACTAATGATCTAACGATATACACCTTATCATATGGTGTATACTCATGCAATACATCACGAAGAGCTAGATACAAAGCAACAAATGTTTTGCCTGTACCAGCACATCCATAAGCAAAGATGTTTTGTCCTTTATCATACTCCTCAAACATAATCTTTTGATTATCTGTTAGAGGTTCTACAGGTAACAGATAAGAAGAATCAATAGGTTTCTTCCTCTTCATCTGTTTGTTTGACATACCATTGATGTCAGGTTGATTACGCTTTCTAGATCTTGGCATAGTTACCACTCAATAGTTGAACCACGGACTTTAGATGCACGAGTCATGATATCGTTCCATCCAGGATGAGTCTTACTCATCTTATGTTTCCATTCACCGACTTCTTGGGCAGAAGCACATCCTGCTGACCAGTCTTTATCCCACTCGGGATTTTCTTCTCGCCACTTTGAATACTCGATCATGGACATAGAGAGTTCTTTAGTCTCTCCAGTCTCTTTATGTTTAACAGGATATGTAGGCATTATTCTTCCTCTTGGGTCTTTTTATTGAATCCGAATGGACCGATTTTATTTTTAACTCGTTCTTTAATAACTTGTGCGCTTAATGCTTCCATGACTTTCAAAACATCTTCTGCTTTATTAGGTCCTGGTCCCATACGTTCTACAACGTAGTTATATTTACCAAAGAACTCTTCGGATACATTTTTGTAATCATCTACTGTGATTGGTTCATTCATTGCCATTCTAATGCCTCTGATACGGTTGGAAATTGTTCAATAAAAACTTGCTTACATTCATTAGCGATATCCATATGCTCTTTCTGTGTGCCATTAGCAGAACGCAGTTGGATATAATGGATCCATGAGCGACATGAGCCACTCATGTATAATTTTGTGGGTACGGCAAGGGGAAGCACAAAACGAGCACACTCCTTTGCGATACCATACCCAAGCATCTCTTGATAGAGTTTCATTCCTTCTTCAAAGTGCTTCTGCATTTTGATCTGAAACTCTTGACGGATAAACGGGTCAACATTATCAATAGAGTTTTGACGATTCTTTGTGTCTTGCCTACGAAGTTCTGGAAGTGGAATAGTTTCTGCCAACATAGAACTATCAGCATACCTTTGAGAGAACTCTTGATATGTGAA